AGGTACTATCAGAATTGGAGGTAGTGGCGCTCAGACCGGTACAATTACTATCTCTGCTTCTACAGGTGCACAGACAATTGCAATCGCTAATCTTGGTGGAGCAAAAACCATTGGAATAGGAAATGGTGTAGATGGTAATCAGATCACGATTGGAAATGGTATTAATACAACTTCACAATCAGTAACAATTGCAGGTGGTGCAGCAGGCGCAGCCTCAACAGTTAGTATCTTAAGTGGTAATGCTACTGCAGGAACACAAACTCTGAACTTGGCAACTGGAACTGGTGGTAAAACAGTACATATAGCGGATGGTGCTGGAGTAAATTTAGTAACCATTGGTTCTACAAATGGTGCTTCATCTCTAACATTACAATACGGAAGTGGTGGCTTTACCCAAGATGGTGCAGCTACTGGTAACGTTAGCTTGTTCCCTTCAATTACTTCAGGTACCTTCAATATCGGTGGTACAGGTGCCAACACTGGTACAGCTACTATATTCGGAGGAACAGGTGCTCAAACTGTTAATATTGCTAACTCTACTGGTGGTAAAACTGTAGCGATTGCCACAGGTGCTGGCGCTAATCTAGTATCTATAGGTAGTAATAATGGAGCATCATCCTTAACTTTACTAGCAGGTACAGGTAACTTCAGTTTAGATGGTGCTGCCACTACAACCTACACATTTGCCCCTAGCGTCACTTCCGGTACAATCAATTTCGGAGGAACAGGTGCTAATACAGGAACAATGACTATTGCTGGCGGTACAGGTGCGCAGACAATCAATATTGCCAACTCTACAGGCGGTAAGACAGTTGCAATAGCGACTGGTGCTGGTGCTAACCTAGTATCTTTGGGAAGTAGCAACGGTGCTTCTAGTCTTACTCTTCTAGCAGGTACAGGTAACTTCAGTTTAGATGGTGCCGCTACTACTACATATACATTCGCTCCTAGTGTTACTTCTGGAACAATAAATTTTGGAGGAACAGGCGCCAATACTGGTACTGCTACTATTTTAGGTGGTACAGGTGCGCAGACAATCAATATAGCTAATAGCACAGGTGTCAAGACTCTTAATATAGCAACTGGTGCAGCAGCAAATGTAGTAACAATAGGCACTACAAATAGTACATCTTCACTTACTTTAAATGCTGGTACTGGAGGTATTTCTCTTACTTCTGGACAAACGAAAAAAGTAACTGCTGTTGCTGCTGCTGCTTCTCCTTATGCTGTTCTTGGTAGTGATTATTTTATAACCACGGATACTACAGCTGGTGTATTGACTTTAACACTTCCTGCAGCTCCTGCTACTGGTAGAACATTGGTAGTATACGATGGTGTTGGCCAAGCGGCTGCAAATAACGTGACGATTGATGGTAATGGAAAATCAATCGCTGCAGCTGGAACAAGTTCTGGAACTAAAACTTTAACAACAGCTTATTCATCAATGACATTGACTTACAATGGAACATTGTGGTGTGGACAAAAAGTAACTTAACAGAGAAAGGAGTTGCCAGATATTTAATGATACGTTATTCAATAAAATTATTTATAACGAATTATTAAAATTTAAGGATGAAATATGCTAAAGAATGTGACTCAAATGACAGTGCAAGTGGGCGAGAAAATTTTTCACATGATTTGTGATCACGATTCACCCATAAATCACGTAAAAGAAGCTCTTTTTCAATTTATGAAAATTGTAGGAGAGGCAGAACAAAGAGCAAAAGAGGCTCAAAAGCCTGCAGATGAAGAAAAGAAAGATGATGTACCTGAAGTTAAAAGTGAAGGAACTGAATGAGTAATCCATATATAGGCGCCAGAGTTGTATTTGATACCGAACGAACAGTAACTGGTGCTTTTACAGGAGTAGCTCAGAATTTAGGAACTCCTCTAACTTATCCGGCAGTTCTAATGGTAATTGATAATCAATCAACTGTAGCTGTGCAATTTGTAGTAAATGGCAATGTATGGAAGACATTTTCTATTGGAGAAGCTCTTGTTTTAGATTTAAGAGGAAACGCAGCTCATGCACCTACATTTGCAGTAGATACAAATACACAATTTCAAATCATTGCCACAGGTGGTACTGGTACTTTCAGTCTTGCAATATTGTATGCTAAGTAAAGGAAAAGAATGAGTCAGATATATAAAAGTTTAACATCTGGACCAGTACCTCCTACAGTACCTACTAGCTTCGTAACTGATGTAAATTCTCCTGCCATTCCAGCTGCCAATGTACTAAATGAAATAGGTGGTAGTACCAGTATAAATAATAATAATGGAATTCAGACAGATGGTTCCTCTGGTAGTAATACTTTAACTATCCAACTCACTAATCGTCTAACAGGAACAGCAACGGTAGTAGGTGCTACAACAGGCGACATAATAACTTTTGCTCTTGGTGCATCTGCCGCAGTGTATAGATTTACTTTTATTGTTTCCGGAAGAGATACAGCAGGTGCAAATGTTGGTACAGGATTAGGATATACGGTTGATGCATCTGCTAGAACAGATGGTTCTACTTCTACAATTATTTCAACACCAGATATAGATGCCGATGAAGATACAGTATTATCTGCAGCTCTCATGGCAGTAGTAGCTAGTGGAAATAATGTGATTGTTAGAGCTACAGGAGTAGCAGGAGAAACAATTTCTTACCGGGCCGTAGGCTCCTACGTGGTGGTATAATGAGTGGATTTGATAATGAAACAGTATATGCTAACAACTGGGATTTCAGAGGAGTACAGCCTGTACTTCCTCAAGTTACCGCTACAGGACAATTGCCTATAGGAACAGGTGCAAGCCCAGCAATTCTGGTAGGAAAGCTTACTTCTCCTCTAGGAACAGTAACAATTGGTTATTCTTCTCCTAATATCACATTAGATATTGCAGGCGGAGCCTCTGCTATAGAAAAAATTAATCTTCAGACTGGAACATCTCCTATAGTGCCAGCCGCAGGAATAATTACTTTTAACGGAGCAACTGTATTGGCAGGAACTAATCCTGTAAGAACCGATGGTACAGGAGCTAATACAATGGCTTTGGAGGTGCAGATATCTCAAGCATTATCTGCTGCTGATGCAACAAAAATAGGTCTTAGCAACTTTGATTCTACAAGCTTTTCAGTAGCATCTACCGGATTTGTAACAATGGCTGGAGGCGGTGGATTTACTTGGAGTGATATTTCTGGTGCATTTTCTCCTCTAAAAAACCATGGTTATTTTATTACAGGAACAGCTAATGGAACGCTTCCTGCAGCTCCTGCTCAAGGAGATACAATTAAGTTTTTTGTAGACACAGCTCAGATTCTAACCATTACTGCTTCAGGAACGCAAATTATAAGAATGGGATCAGCAGTAACAGCAGTAGGCGGTACAGCAGTTAATACTGCACAAGGAGATTCAGTTGAACTTACATATCGCACTAGTGATACGTGTTGGTGTGCTATTTCTGGATTTAGTGGAATATGGACAGTGACATAAAGGAGATGAAAAAGAATGACAGTTGTAACTAGTGATAACAGATATGCAACAGCGCAATTGATTGTTGCTCCTACTCTTGCCCAAGGTGCAAATTATACCACTGTTCAATCGGCAATTACTGCCGCTTCATCGGGACAGACTATTTTTATTCGTCCAGGAACATATACAGAGAATCTAACCTTAAAAGCCGGAGTTAATCTAGCTGCATTTGAATGTGATGCATTTAATCCAAACGTTACAATAGTGGGTACATGTACATTCACAGGTACTGGAACGGTATCTATCTGGGGAATAAGATTACAAACTAATAGTTCATTTTTATTAGCAGTCACAGGTAGTGCTGCATCCGTAGTATGGCTAAGATCATGTTATTTAAATTGCACAAATAATACAGGAATTTCTCATTCATCTTCCAATTCAGCATCTCAAATTCGCGTAGATAATTGTTTTGGAGACATTGGAACTACAGGAATTTCTCTTTTTGCTTCTACAAGCTCTGGAACAATTGGAATAGTATTTACTCAAATTACAAACACAGGTGCTTCTACAACGTCTAGTACAGTAAGTACAGGTACGATAAACATTTTTGAATGTAATGTTGCTATCCCATTTACTACTAGTAGTATTGGTTTATTAAATATCCAAAATTGCATCGTGAACACTTCAGCAACTAATACTACTGCAATAACGACTGCAGGAACTGGGGCAACTAACAATGTAATCAGTGGATATATTTTATCTGGCTCAGCATCTGCGATCAGTGTTGGTACTGGAACCACTTTGGAGATTACATCTGCTACAGTAGGCTCTTCAAATACTAATGCTATTACTGGGGCTGGAACATTAATTCATACAGGATTAGCTTATGCCAGTACTTCTTCACTTGTGAACACTACCACGATTACGGATCGAGCATTTGGAAGAACAGGAACTTTTACACCAGGATTATCTTTTGGTGGAGGAACTACAGGAATTACTTATTCGGCACAACAAGGTTTTTTTACTATTATTGGAAATGTAGTGCATATAAACATACGAATTGTTTTAACAAGTAAGGGTTCATCGACAGGAACTGCTCAAATAACAGGATTACCTGTTACAAATGGCAGTAACATTATCTCAGCGATTGTTGTAGGTTCTTTTGGAGCCGTAACCTTAACTGCTACATATACTTCTATATTCTTATCTCTTGATTCTGCAGCTACTACCGCAACACTTAATGCTTCAACTGCAACAGGATTGGCTTCTATTCTAGTAACCGATACAATGTTTGCAAATAATTCGAATTTAAGAATAACAGGTTCTTATCTTATTGCTTAGGATGGTCTGGAAATAAATAAATCCAACAATCTGCATAAGCATCCAACATTCCACGAATCCAGTAATTGGATTTTTCTTCAGAATATGGATCATACCATTCTTCTAGATCATCCATTCTATCTAATAAAAATTCCCTTGTGATCTTCTTACAATCACATTCGCAAGCCATAAGTTGAAATGGTATAAAAAATAATAAAAAAAAATTTCTCATGTTACCCTTAGTGAATTTACATGAAAAATTTATTATATCACTTTATATGTTCACAAGTGTTTTCTTAAGTTTTTGTAAAGAAATTTATGTGTAAATGACAAATCCTTGATTTTTTTTCATGTAAAATTTATCGTATTTTTTTAAATCTGGAGACCTACATGAAAATATGGATGATAAGTTTTATTTTATTTATCGCTTGCTCAGTATATGGTAATGAAAAAAAATATATTTCAAAAAATCAAATAACAATAACAGAGTATGGAATAATAATAAATGCGCCTGAGGGTGTATACGTAACTGATTCAGTAGTATTTTTAGGAGACGGGAAATATATGATATCTAGCAATATACGTGATTGCCCAAAATACACTCCCGACCCCGAAAAAAATAAAAAATAATACTTTATTTAGAATTACAAATCTTCCAAAATTCAATGTTATCTCCACGATATTGTTCTAGATTAACATTTTTAAGTTCAGGAACTTTGGAGTAATCTATGTTTCCTTTTCTTAAAATCTTAGAAACTGTTATGCCGTTTCCAATAGAATTTTTATCCTGGCACTGACGTACTAGCAATTCTCTCAGTCCCTTTTCTAATTTTTGTAAATGAAATATTTGATTAGAAATTCTCTTCCATTCCTCACTTACTTCATTCCAGATTTCTGAAGATTTCATTTCGTAATCTTTTTCAGTGAGATCAGGTGCTATCAATTCCTGTATGCACTCATAAAATTCTTTCTCTTTCGACAACATTTTCTTTATGTATTTATCATCTCTATAAACATTCACTATCACTCCATTGTCTCCATCGAAAGAAAAATAAATAGCATTCTCCACTTGTGCTACCTCCATTTGGTGTTGTAGTTGAGGAATGTATTTTTCTGGCACTTCTCCATTCATAGCTTTTTCATGATCCACTTTCCCAGCACATTTCACTTCAGCAATTTTATTTCCTTCTACATTCATTCCATCGAGGGATGCCATCATCCATTCATATGTACGGTGGAATATTACCTTTGGAGAAAATAATTCTCCTGTAAGGTGTTCAAGTTTTTCAATTGCCTTTGATTCAAGATTGTGTCCCCGTCTCATAGCAGAATTTTCCTTCCAGGACTTCATAGCAAGCTTTTCTTGCCACAATTGATAAGGTGTCCTCCATGGAGACACTCCCATAATTACAGGGGCATCTGAAGCCCCTATTTTAGTTCTACGCATTTCTTTCCATTCCTCAGTGTTTTGCATTATCTGATTATGCATATGCCGCCTCCTTACTACTCTCTTTTGACTTTTTTTCGATAGCTGATTTTATTCTTAAATACATCTGAGATGGCAGTTGATCTAATGCTTCAACATTAGGTAATTCTTTCTTCAAAAACGACCAGAATTGCGTCTGATAAATCGGATCACAACTGTACAACATATCTTGCAACTCAGTTGACTGAGCCTTAGATATTTTAGTAACTAATGGTTCCTTTTTAGCAACATTCATAGAGGCCGCATTTCCGTCATCATCTTCATCTGTAGTCACTCCAACAAGAGCTGCCAAACTGTATCTTCTCATGTAGGTGATCGCTGATCCTATTCCTTGTGCGTCTTGCTTATTGGGAATGATTGGAAGAATTGATTTAATCCACTGCCCACTAGAATGGGCCAATGTTGTCACTAAAAATATCTTATCCTCCTTGTAATCCATCGTTTGGATAACAGTAAGACCATTCTTTGTGAGAGGGGTCCTACATGCATCCCATACATTGGAAAGATCTGCGTATTTGCTTTTGAAGAAAGGGTTCACGCTATCTTTAATCGCAGGAGTAATTTCTGACTGTGCTTTTGATAGAGCGAAAGCCAATTCATTTATTTGTTCAGATTGGTACATATTATGCTCCCACTTTTGCTAAAGATTTAATATATTTATTATTTGCAACTTTCCACAGATGTAATAGATCGGAAACATCATTGGATGCATTCTTCTTTACAACTTTCAGATCGCCTGCTGGGAGATTAACACCAAATTTTGCTCCCAATTCTTCCAGGCAATTTTCAAGGTCTTCAATTGCACCATTGTGGTAGACAATGTCCAATATCTCCTTAAACCAATACTTTCCTTCATCTAATTTTTCTTGTTTTTCATCGCAGTAGCAGCAATCTTGTTCGTAGCTTATATCATCATATGTAAACATTTTTGGATCCTTTTTTTTATTTATTTTAATTTTAATTATACAGTGTATATGAAAAAATTTCCTTCAATATGTGGGTTGCCATACAATCTTTGAAGGGCATCTTTGTCTTTCTCAAGCATCTCTTCTGTATCAAACACTAAGTACTCTCTTCCCATGTAGATAAAGACTAGGTAGTCAAAAGTTCTTATTCTGAACAGATCTGCTGACAACCACTTAGCTAACACTTCGATCTTATCCATTTTTACCCCTTGGTTTGGATTATGATGAAAATATAACAGAGTGGTGAATTTTCACAAAGAAAAAAAGTGAAATTGCAACAAAAGATTGAGTTAGGTACAATGCGGCGCAAAAAAGGAGAAACGATATGGACCTAAGAGAATATCTCTATCAGAAAAGAATGAAGATCAAAGATTTTTCACAGATTTTGGAATACGACAGATCACAAGTAACACAGGTGATAGGGGGCAAAAGAAAGCCTGGAAGGAAAATGATTATGAGAATAGAAAGAGCCACTGAAGGATTAGTAACTAAAGAAGACTTATTAAAAAATTATAAAGATAAAAATAGTTCTGAAGAAAACGATTCCTTCAATTTTATTGCCGATAAATCAATAAATGATTAGGTTATTCAATAAAAAAGGCGGGAAGGATCCATCCAACCCGCCTAAAACAAAACTAGTGACCAAAGCTACCCAGCAAAATCACTACAAATCACTATACCAACAAGAAGCAGGACACAGTGAATATGACAGAGAATATAGTATACATCTCCTTTTCTCACAACAATCTTCTTCTTAGAATTAACGAAAAAACATTTTCTACCGAAAATCTAAAAACCAATTTTTTAGGAATTGGCAACTTTCAATTTCATTATCTAGTCGATTTCTCAAAAATATTAAAAAAAATTAAAAACAACAAGGATACCAATGAATAATAATCACATGCGAGTTCCGGGACTATTTATTCCAGCTGAAATCCTCGAAATGGAAGATCTTTCATTTTTTGAAATGCTTCTTCTTTCCTGGATAGATGCTCTCTATTGCCCACAACATGGAGGATGTTATGCCTCTAATGAATATTTGGGAAAAAAAGTTCGAAGCTCTAAAGAAAATAGTATAGCAAAAGCTTTAACTAGACTTAGGAAAAAAGGATTGATTGAAGACATTTCTTTTAATGGAAAAACAAGAGTAATACGAGCGCTCATACATAAATATATCGATAAGAAACAATCTAAATCAGGGTTGGATAAAAGTAAGAAAAGGGTTGGACAAACGTCCATCAAGGGTTGGACAGATGTCCATCAAGGGTTGGACAGACGTCCATCGAGTCCTTATATAGATAATAAAGAAGATAGAAAAGGGAGGAGGAAGGCGGCACAGCCGCTCAGCCCCTCCCCTTCTTTTTCAGAAAAAAATAAACCAGAAATGGTGAAGTTTGGTGAGTTTGTAGAACTCAAGAAAGGGGATTATGAAATCCTATGCGATGAGATCGGTAAGGATCTCGTGGATTACTACATCCAATCCATCAACAACTACATACCCAATGCGCCTAAGCAATACAAAAGCTATGCATCTGTAATTCGTCAATGGTATTTGAAGGATAAAGCAAAGGGATCTCTTCCTAAGAAAGAAAAAATAAAAGGGATGACCCGAAGATCATCCCCTAAAGAAACGAGAGAAGAGATTGAAAAGCTAAAGAAATTAGCTGATCGTCTAGAAGGTATCCTGAGACGGAGATTCACTGCAAACATTATTTTTGAATCCGGACCTACAAAAGTAATGTTAGTTAATAAATCAAAAGATTTTTATAAGGAGTACGAATATGAAGACTATGACTTGCAAACCTTCAAGGAAGAAATTAGAAGAGGTATTGATATTTGCTTTCCAGGTTCTAGTAAAGAAATTCCTTGGAGTTAAGGAAAAAATGCTGAAAAGAATCAAAGCCCCATCTACGAGCCGAGTATTCGTTAACAAATGCTCCTGGGAATGCATAGGAGGCCGTACAATCTACTTTCGGAGTAAATTTGAGGTTAGGGTAGCCTGGTACCTAGAAAGTTTAATACAGGCCCGGAAAATAGGTAATTGGGATCATGAGCCAAAGACCTTCTGGTTCGAGGAAATAAAAAGGGGGGTAAGATCTTATCTTCCGGATTTCAAAATTACTCGTCTGGATGGCACTCATTGCTGGATTGAAGTGAAGGGGTACATGGATGCAAAAAGTAAAACAAAGCTGAAGCGATTTAAAAAATATTATCCTAATGAGGAACTTTTCCTATTTGGATTAGAAAAGTTCTCAAATCAATTTTCTTTTTTAGAAATAGAGAAAAAAATTACAGGATGAGGTTATGAAAAATAAATATAATTTGATATAATGGTGGATATGTATAACATAAAGAAAAAACTAAATTTGCAACATCTAGAAAACTTAGGCTTAGAGGTTTTTGTGACAATTTTTTCATTTGCAGGATTTGTTGGTTGTATGTTTTGGGCCTTATGGGGAGGCAGGTAAATGGAAAAAAGAATTTCTATTTTTAGTGATGGTGAGATTGATGAACTTGAGTGCAGAGTAAATGAATATTTGGAATCTCACGAAGGATTTCTTCATGATGTTGTATTTCAGGCTGTGGTGACTGAGAGATATGAAGAATATTTTGCAATATTAGTACACACTCCAAAGAGGGAAAAATGAAAATCAAAGACAAAAAAGTAAAAAAAGTGATGCATGAGTTCAAGGAAGGAAAGTTACATTCCGGATCAAGAGAAGGTCCTGAGGTTACAGATAAAAAGCAGGCGGTTGCTATTGCATTAAGCGAAGCAAGAAAGTCCGGAGCTAAAATTCCAAAGAAAGGAAAGAAGTAAGATGGATAAAAAGATGCGCAAAGTAACCAAAAAGATCAGGAAGGCTGAATCTACTCTAAAGAAAGCAGAAAAAGAGAATGAGAAGTTAGCCAACTATGATGAAAAAGTACGGGATCCTATGATCAAGAAGTACAAGAAAATGGAAAAGAAATAATTTGAAAAAAAGATATCAATTGGTGAGGGATAACTTTTCTGTTCTTTTACAATATGTGGATATTTTGAGAGAGCATGGAATCAAAAGTGAAAGCGAATTAAATTTTTTCATCAATTTAATAGATGCTCTAGGACATCAATGTAAACAATATTTGAACTCAGACGAAGTAAGAAGGGAAATACCATAATGGTTGAAATAATTTATTATGAGAAAGTAGAAAAAAATAAGACAATTGCTCACGTAGATGTGAAAGTTCCTATACTTACACCTACCACGATAGTGATAAGAAATATAGCTCAATTAAAAACAGGCGATAGAAAGTGGCTAGCACTTCCTTCATTTAAAAGAGACGAGATTTTCCACAAGTATTTCCAATTTGAGAACGAAGAATACAATAAAGTCTTGATAAAAAAAATAGACGAAGAGCTAAAGAAATATTTGATGGGATTTGTAGATTGAAAGGAGAGGAATATGTTTAGAAATATCCCGTCCGACATGCTTTTTGGCATAATGATGTGCTCTATATTAATATTATTAGTGCTTATCCCTTTCCTAGGAAGAAACAAACCATAATGACATAAAATTATCAGACCATACTAGCATAGAGCTTATGAGTAAAAATATTCATATACTTTTAAAGTTTAAAAAATAAATATTATGGAATACGAGTCACATGCACTGTTAACAAACACATTGAGGTGTATGTTTATAGAATTTCTTACAGAAATGAGAGAAAAGAATCTTACTCTTCTCTCAAGTAGAGATGAGATAAACGAATTTCTATACCACTGGATAGATGTGAGATCACCCTATCTAATAGAAATTCTAGAGGAAATATATTTGGAATCAATGGAAGATTTATACGGAGAATCATATGTCGATTGAATTGAGAGTAATAGTAAGGGATGATGAGAGAAAGTTAACTAAAGATTTTAATATATATGAGAAGGTATCATTAGCAGAAGATGATCCTGTCATCTCTCGATGTATAAAAGAAGTAGTAAAAGAGTTTCAAGGAACTCCAGATGATATTAAAATAAAAGCTACAATGGTGGTTGCGTAGTGGGCAGACCTACTAAATCAAAGATAATGGGCAGACCTCCAAAGCAAGTGGATTGGAAGCTATTTAAGAGCTTATGCGAACTCCATTGCTCTATGGAAGAGATTTGTCACGTATTAGACTTTAATGCAGATGTTTTAAGAGAAAAGATTAAAACAGAATATGGGTGTACATTCCAAGAACAGAGAGAAAAGTTTTCAGCGCATGGTAAACTTTCTTTGAGAAGAGACCAATTTAGAATGGCTAAAAGGAATGCAGCTATGTCTATTTGGTTAGGTAAGCAATACTTACAACAAAAAGATGTGCAGCATGAGATACAGGTAAATGAAGATGTTCATAATAATTATTTGAATTTGATGCTTCAGCTTTCCTCATTACAATCTGATCGCAAGATGGAAGAAAGTAACATCAATAAAGAACCGAAATCTGAATGAGTCACTGGACTGAATAGAGCGTGATCTGGAAGAGATTTTATTCTAGCAGTCATTTCATCCAAGATATCTAACATTTCGTTTCTGCAGGGCTTTGCATGGGTTTCTGTGATAGTTTCCTTGGTGGGTTGAGTATCTTTTTGGAATTTTGGGATGATCTCATTGCCATCATCATCCACTATGACAAAGTTTTCTAGATTACTAAAGCTAGCTCTGAATATTTTTTCTCCTGCTAGTGCCTGTACTTCTCCACAATCGCATGTCACAAGATCATCGATGTGTTTGCTTTCAATTATTTTATTGCAGTTCTTGCATTTTACTCTCTTTCTCATGGATTAATCCTTAGTGATTTATTATTTTCTTGTCTTTGTGGATATAAAAATATAACATAAATATTATGAACGAAAGACACATGCAAATAGTTCTTAGGCTCAGAAATATAATATATATAATAGGTATTGTTGCTATATTGGTTTCTGTTTTTTACACTAAAATGTATGCAAAATCTGTAACTGAAGATCAAAAGCAAGAATTTTGGCCCCCAGACTTAGTTCCGCATCTACCTCATTTTCCTACGGATGATGAATCTGGAAAGGTCGCTTAAAAAAGATTGCTGGTTTAATTTAAAAAATTTATAGTTATAACTGCTACTTCATATTACACTAATGTGGGTTTTGCGGTTTTCTTCCCCCTTTCATACGGGGGGAAGTTTTTTAAACTTTCTATGAAATTACCTTTATCTCCTAAACAATTAGAGTTCATAGTAAACAGCAAGTGTCACTGGAATTTAGCGCATGGCTCAGTGCGTTCTGGTAAAACTGTGGGAACCTTGTTTAGATTCATGCAAGCAGTCCATGAGTGTCCAGATTCACAAATATGGATGGTAGGACATACTGCTGATACTATTTACCAAAATGCTATTCGTTTACTATTGGAAAGCGACCAATTAGCTATATTTAGACCTTTCTGTACATGGTTTTCTGGAAAGAGACAGCTAAAAGTTAGGGATAAAACTATTTCTACATTAGGAGCGAAAGATGAAGGTGCTATAGGTCAATTTCAAGGAAAGACTATGTCATTGGTGTACTGTGATGAGATGACTCTCTATCCTGAATCCATCATAGATATGATAGATACTCGACTTTCTAATCCTCATAGTATGGGATTTGCTTCTATGAATCCTTCTCAACCTACTCATAAGCTTAAGAAATGGATAGATATGGCAGAGGCAGGAGATAAGAATTACTATGCTCTACATTACACGTTGGAAGATAACCCTTATCTAGATGAAGATTATAAATTGCGTATCAAGCACAGTCTTTCTGGAGTGTTCTATAAAAGGAATTATCTTGGTCTGTGGTGTCTAGCTGAAGGAGCTATCTTTGATTTCTTTGATAAGAAGGTACATGTAGTATCAAGACCTCCAAGACAAGCTGAATATTGGATTGCAGGAATAGACTATGGAACAGTCAATAACTTCGCTTGTACTCTAGTTGGTATAAATACCGGAATTAGTACTCAAATGGGTATTTGTAGATGGGCAGAGAAGGAATATGTATGGGATTCTAAGAAAATGGGTAGGCAGAAGACAAATGCTGAATATGCAGATGATGTGCAGGAGTTCTTGGAGCCTTACGGAGTGAAGGGAATATATGTAGATCCAAGTGCAGCTGCATTTAAATTAGAACTTCGCAAGAGAGGATTTCATATTATCGATGCTAATAACGATGTGTTCAATGGAATACAATTTGTAGCTTCAGAAGTGCAATTAGGCAATCTCTTCATATGCAAGGATTGTACTAATCTTATACGTGAAATGGAATCATACGTATGGGATCCTAAGTGCTCTATTAAGGGAGATGACATTCCTTTGAAAAAGGATGATCACTCTGTAGATTCTCTAAGATACTGCGTATTTACTCATAAAATTTCTACTTATGATTATCAAGCCCATGTTAAACTTCAACAGAATTGGATGCAGAATAGGTTCCAATCTTATAGAAACTTTTAATTAGTAGATGAGTATGGATATATCATAAGAATTAAATATGGAATAAGTCATGATAAATGATAAATTTAGCAAAGAAGAAATCTTACATGCGATAAAGGAAGGAATAAGAGAAGCCTTCTTAGAAATGACAGAATCTAGAGATGTGATAATAAATGAACAAATCATGAAGGCGATTACTGATGGCGTACGTTCTTCGTTTCCATCCCGTGATACAATTGAAAAATGTATATGGTATGCATCTCGTGAATTTTTATCAGTAAACAATGAAAAATTCGCTTCATTCGAAGGTAAAAATTTATGTTAAATAAAGAAAAAATAGTTCGTGACTTAGTAAATACATTCAATGATCGTGATGAATTTCATGAAGCATATAAAGATAGAAT